GCCGATATGCACATAGTAGGAATCAATAATATCATCGTCAGCCCCAAGGATCGAAGCGCAGACCGCCCGGGGAATTCCAGTTTCGGCACAATGTGAAGCAAAACCATGACGGAATGAATGCACCCCATAAATGGTCATCTTCTTTTTTCGCCCCTTTACGGCAATACTGGGTTCCAACCCTACATGTCGAATAACGTTAAGTAACTGATGATTAATCAGATTTACCCCGGTATCGGTACCATCCTGTGCTTTGGTCGCATATCTGGCCGCAGTCTTCGGTAATACTTTGTCATTAATCTTCCACTGCGCGGCTTTTTCCAACATGACATACAACTCAGACGCTATTGGAATGGTAACATCTTTGCCAGTTTTTTCTTGCGTTACCCACAAGCGGCGACGTTCCATATTAATTTTGTTCCAAGAAAGATTAACACAGTCCTTCTGCCGTTGCCCTGTATATTTGAGAATATAAAGCAAGACTTCAATTTCTTCCTTGTTCAGTAGCTTCAACTTCGATTCAGGTTTAACAGCTTCAAACATTTCCTTTTCTTTGTCAGGCGGAAACGGCTGGCGATGATCTGTAATGCCTGTTTCTTCTTTTTCCGAACGCCTAAGTTTGTGATTGTCCCATGGCGACGGCGCATCAAGATACTTAGACAGGGTTTTAAAAATTTTACCGATCCGAAAAATTCTCTTGTTGTGCGTGTCAACCGCCAAATCTTTGGTCTTCAAAAAATCTGCGTACTCAACCGTCACACAAGAATCAAGCCTCTGACCATATTCGTCGACATCTCTGATTTCGTCCATATACTGAATCGCCGGATGCTTATTCTTGAGCCAGTCAAGGAAATCATTTAAATAGATTCTATAGATATTCCATATTTTCTGGCTCTTGGGACGCACCCGATCAGGATGAGCTTCATAGTTTTCCCATATCCGCGATAATTCCAGACGTTCTTTTTTACGTATCCAGCCTTTGGCGGTCTGGACGTGCGCCGCAATTACTTCGGTACTGGAAGCCGTAACAAGCGGAACCATCTTCTCCGCTTGTTCAACAGCCTCCTTGACGTTTTTTGTATTTAAACTGATTGCTTTGCGCTGTCCGTTGACTTGGTAGCGGAAGTAATAACTACCATTATCGTTTTTCTGATAGACGGTACCAATGGCAAGTTTGACGCTCTTTTTTCCCATATCAACCTCATAAACATAGAAAATATCGTATATGGCTATATACATCAAGGATAAGTGATTTGCAAGCGCAAAACGGTACCAAACGGTACCGATACATAGAAAAATGAGCTTAAAATTGGTACCCGAGGGCGGAATTGAACCGCCGACCAAAAGTTTAGGAACCTATACAAGCGAGCTTTTAGCCGTTTTTTGAAGACATTATTTAAGCTCAGATTGAGCGTGGGGACAATTGGTGTCGTTTTGTGTCAGAAAAAACCTTTTACGTCACAAATCTTGACACGATTTTTGAGCTTAAGCGGAAAATCCAGCTTTAACGTAACGGATCGACGGCATGATGATTAATTTGATGATATAGGCAATCAACCAGGTACCGCAAAAACCGATTATCGGACATCCAAAAATTGCAAAATACATATCTTCATCATGCCAGTAACGAGCCAATAACACAAGGTATAAGATGCTTAATGTCGGCAATATTACGGTCATATATAAAGAAGACACAAAAATCAATCGGCGGTAGCCCGTGGCAAATCCATACCAATGTGGCACATTGTTTTTCGGTTGAGAACTTGACGGGATTTTAACCGATTCAGTTTGAACAATCAAATTATTATTATCAGGGGCTATGTCAACTTTGGGAGAACGTTTAGAAAAACGTATTACTAGACCAATGGCAGAAAAGATAGCGCCCCAAACCAATCCCATAATCAAAACATCGGCTACACTATGATTGCTGGTGGCAAGTAACATTGCAAAACAATATTTCATGACTGCATCATTCCTATAAAATCAAGGGAAAATATTTGATATAACTTACGTTTCGCATACAATGAAAGCAATACAACCGGAACGCTGTATCCGATGAGAATCCATAGCAGCGGCAATTGAAAACAAAAAATTGCAATTGCCATCCACGAAATGACAAATCGCGTCATCCCCAGCACAGATAGACAAGCCAACCCGATAACCTGGGCTTTAAACCAAAATTGAGAATTAGTACGGCGATGCAGAAAATAAAATTCAAAGAAAAGGTTCAACGGCCATTGTAATGAATGAAGGATTGGCCGTTCCATGGACATCTTGGTTTGTAGCATGGGCGAAAATAAGGCAAAAGCAAAACGCCACGCAAAGGCAATCAATAAATAAAACCAGAGTACCAATAAAATCCACCCCGCAATAATCATTTTTAAATTTCCCTGTTAGATATTAGAATGTAACACGAGGGGGGCGAAAAAGCAAGCGGGGAGTGTTAACGGGTGGTGGGATCGGGTTTGCCGGTGTTGGTGATGCGCGTTGCCGAAAGCAGCATACGGCTTTGCTGGCGCGGCGTCATTTGTTGCAACAACTCTATCACGGCGGCGGCCGTGTGGCTGATTTTACCATTAGACCAGATCGGGCATGCTGGTTCCAGTAGGCAGTGGACGCCGGGCTTATAGCCGGTCAGTTGCTCGATCGCCTGGTGGTAGGTTTTAGAAATACGGGTGGGCTTTTTGCTGCGCAGCCAGCGCGAAACATTGGACCGGTCGACGCCGATCGCCCGGGCGACGTCGTCCTGAGTTGCGCCGGTGCGCAATATATAAAGATTCAATGCTTGAGCGTAGAGGTCCATACTTCTCTTTTTCCACTACAATATCGCGATCATGGCAATGCTGCGCTATCCTCGTTTAATTTGTGACCGATTGTGTACAACATTGCAAAATGAACGTTCATTATGTAATTTCATCAATGCAAGCATGTTGCAAATAGCGCTGTTGAAAAAAACTACACAACGATTAAAATGTTGAAAAAAACTTTAGCGCAACTTTTTAACCAAGCACAAATATAAGTTTCTTGCGCTTGGCATGCAATAAGCAGTAGATACTTTTATAACAAAAAATCCCGACGTTATTTTGTCGGGATGATAGGGGTGTGAGATGAGGTGTGGGAAAATTAATCAGTCTTGTATTGTCCGGGGAATTCACGTACTCCGGCATTTCTGGCCATTTGATCCATGTTATTGGTCTTTAGCTGTTCTATGAACTTGTGAATCTTAATCAGCTGATCCGGCAACATATTTTCCAAATCGTCGATAATGATTTGCTTCATCGGGTCAAGCTGCCGTCCCAGATTAGAGAGGTCTTCAATGTCTGTATTGGATTTAGCTTCCAGAAAAAGCCGTCCCAGCCAATCCATGTCTAATTCAGTAGCTACCGGTTGCAGCATTTTGCAAACCTGGTTGAACTGTTCGGGAGTAAAACAGGCTTTGCCATTGATTACGGCGGAAACGTATTGTCGAGTTTTGCCGATAACATCGGCAATATCGACTTGTGAAATATCGTATTTGGCTAACGCTACTTTCAGGCGTCGGCCAAAAGCCATTTTTTTATCCGGATCGGCTACCATAATCTTTTCCTCAAGTTGATATAATTATTATAAATCAAATTAGTTTACTTGTCAAATAAAAATCCAACATTGTAAATAAAATTAATTGACAAAACAAATAGATCATGTTATAATTAAAATTGTCAATCGAATTAATTGACAAAACAAATCGGGAGTTTTACAAATGAGCGGTAGCGGTAATGATTTTACTGACGGCGGCAAGGTAGTCATTAAGGCGATTGTAGGGAAATCGCGGAGCGCGTTAATCGACGCGGATTTTAATTTGCTGATGGAACGCCTTGGATTAACCAACAAAAAGGGGAACGGGAATGGAAGTGGAAAAGGTATTAACCAAACTGCGGCGGTTCGGGTTTAGGGTGACCCGGACGGCAACGTGGATCGCGGTGGAACTAAAAAAAGGGAATAGGGAAAATGCATCAGGTATCAGCCACAATTAAGAACATTATCGACAATACGCCGGGGTATTCGTTGTCGGTGTTGATGACGGATTTAGGGATAGCCAGCCAGGCCGAGCAATTGATTTCGCTGGACTCGGCGGCCAAAATGCTGGCGTTTTCACGGCGGCACGTCGAGCGGATGATCGAAGCGGGGACATTCAGCCGGATCAAGGGGAAGCGGATCGTCCGGCTACGCGTCAGCGAAATCAACGCCTGGATTGCCAAAGAAGCGCGTTAAACGGGGCAGCAACGCAAAAGGGAAAAGGGATAGGGAATGGACAACATCACAAATAAATGGATGGGGAAAGAAGTTGTTATTATGATTCCTTATCCGCCGTGGGCGACGTTGAAAAACGCCTGCCAGCTTTTTGGCGTGGGTAAGGATCGGATTAACGAGTGGACAGAAAAGGGGTATGTGCGGCGGGTGGGTAATCGGACCAGCGTACAATTTTGCTGCGAAGATATCGACAGGACGATGAAAGCGATTGCGGTCGGGATGCAGCCGCGTCCGATGCGCCGACGCTGACGGCGGCAACGCAAAAGGGAAAGGGATAGGGAATGAAATTTTTGCCGGAAATCATGAAGAAAGCGCGGGAACGCCGCGAAAACAAAGACTATAACGACGGATTGTTTTATTTCAGCAATGAAATTTTGATGGAAGATGCGGCGGAATTGATCGCAGTATTGCAAATCCGCGCTGAAGCCGAACGTCAAGCCGAGGCCGAAGCCGAACAACGTCGAGAAGCCGAACGGCAAGCACGGATGGGGGAATAGCCATGAATCAGCTTACGCAATTGCAGGAACGGGTGCGGGAGTTCGGCGGGTCACAAATCAATCTGCAAATCTGGCCGGGGATCGATCTGGTCGAAATGGCCGTGTCAGGTCCATCCGGTCGGCCGGTAAAGGTTTCCGGCCTCAGCGTCGAGTCCGCGGCCGCAACCATGTTGCAGCGGTTGAACCAGATAACCGCGTCAGCCGCCAGATAAGCAGCAACAGGGAATAGGGAAATGACACCGTATTATCAAGATGACTCCGTCACACTGTATTGCGGCGACGCACTGGAAATCCTGCCGGAGCTGTCCGACATCGGCGCTTTAATTACCGATCCGCCGTATTCGTCCGGCGGCTTTACCCGCAGTGACAGATCCGCGCGGACTTCCGAAAAATACCAGAACAGCAGCACAATAAAAAAATATGCCGAGTTTTTCGGCGATAATCGCGATGGGCGTTCCTTTGCGTTCTGGTGTTCGCTGTGGCTGACAATGGCCCATTCCCGAATGGTTGACGGCGCGTTTATGGCGATCTTTTCCGACTGGCGGCAACTGCCGTTGATGTCCGATGCGCTGCAAGCGGGCGGTTTTGTCTGGCGCGGTACTGCCGTCTGGGACAAGGGTTTGAGCGCCCGGCCGCAGTTGGGACGTCCCCGGCAACAGTGCGAGTTTATTTTATGGGGCAGCAAGGGACAGTTTCCGACCGCAGGGAGCACGTTTCCCGGCTGCTGGAAAATTCCGGTCGAATCCTACGACAAACTACACGTTACCGGCAAGCCGCCGGTCCTGATGGCCGCGCTTTGCGAAATTGCTGCAGGGGTGATTCTGGACCCGTTCGCCGGATCGGGAACAACGTTGCTTGCCGCCAAACAACAGGGACGGCGCGCGGTCGGGATTGAGATGTCCGAAGCGTATTGCGAAATCACCGCGAAACGATTGCAACAACCAGAACTTTTAGGGAGCGTGACCGCATGAGCATTACAATCGTTTATATCCTGGCGGCGCTGGCGGTCGGGATCGGGATTCGGCGGCTGGTAATAATTATCAAGGAGTGGTGGGAACATGGCAACAACTAAAATTCAATGGGCGGATATGGTGTGGAACCCGGTAACCGGTTGCAGCAAGGTTTCGGACGGGTGTGCGCACTGTTACGCGGAACGGCAGGCGCTGCGATTGCAGCATATGGGTTGTGATAAATATAAAAACGGTTTCAAGGTGACATTGCATCCTGAGGAACTCAACGTGCGATTTCCCGGCAAAGGCAAGCAGATTTTTGTTTGCAGCATGGCCGATTTGTTCCATGAGGATGTGCCGTTCCTCTTTGTCGATTTAGTGATGGCCCGGATTGCCATTAGTCAACAGCATACATTTATGATTCTGACGAAACGCCCGTATCGGATGCAGAAATATTTCAATGATCTGCGCCCGGAAGGGGTCACCAAGAGTATGATAAGCGATATTTTTGCACGGCCGTCACGATATTTTCCGCGCAGTTTCGATAAGTTGCCGTTGAATTGTTCATGGCCGCTGCCGTGGCCGCTGCCGAATCTGTGGTTGTTGACGACGGCGGAAAATCAGGACAACGCCGATCTGCGCATTCCCGATCTGTTGAAATGTCCGGCGCGGGTTCATGGCGTCAGCATCGAGCCGATGTTGGGCGCGGTTGATCTTGGCGAATATCTGCCGAACCTTGATGAAAACGGTTATCCGGTCAATCAGTTGAGCAATCGGGGGAAGTATATCAACTGGGTGATCTGCGGCGGCGAATCGGGACCAGGAGCGCGGCCGATACACCCCGATTGGATACGCGGGGTGCGCAATCAATGTCAGGACGCGGGGACGCCGTTTTTCTTCAAGCAGTGGGGCGAATGGTTGACCACGTATGACCGTGATGATGATCCCGACGCCCGAAACTTACCGCATGAGATACCGAACAAAACCCGCTGGCTGAATCTTAACGGCGGACACGGGTTTCACGGTGAACGGGTGGTGTTTGTTCATCGCGTCGGCAAAGCTGCGACCGGCGATTATATCGACGGCAAGCAGTACCACGAATTTCCGTAAATTTTTCCGGCCCTGTGTTCTTTCTCAGGTCTATGGATTGCAAAAAATAAGGGTCGGATTTTTTGATTTGGCCGGGCACGGCGGAGTCCGCAGTGTCCCGGGTTTGAGCAAAAGTGAAGATGTGAAGTGTTGCCGGTGGCAACGTGAAGATGTGAAGATGTGAAGATGTGAAAAATAAGCCGGAAGAATGAAAAAATGAGCGCAAAAACTGAAAAAAATAGCGAAGAAAATGAAAATTGTACCGTACGATACAGTTTTTCCGAGTACCACCGGTTTGCGGAGGCGTTCGATTTTTATAATGCCCGACTGTTTGACGGTAAATTGCCGGAAGTAGTGTTTACCATGCCGCGCCATCGCGGCGCCGCCGGTTATTTCCGTCCGGAGTCATTTGTCGAGCGCCAGTTCGACAAGGAAGGCAACAGCGCCAGCGGCGGGTTTAAGGTCCACGAAATCGCCATGATGCCGGACGCCATGTGGGGCTGCAGCGACAAAGAAGTTTTATCTACGCTGGTGCACGAAATGTGTCATTTGTGGCAACAGGAATACGGCGAAAAGATGCCCCGTAAATGTTATCACAATCGCGAGTTCGCGGAAAAAATGAAAAAATGTGGGTTGCAAACGTCAACCACCGGCGAACAGGGCGGAGCGGAAACAGGCCAGAAGATGACTCATTATATCATCGAAAAAGAAATTTTTGATAAGATTACCGACGAGCTGCTGGCAACCGGTTTTTCGCTGAATTTGTGCGCCATTCCTAAATTAAGCATGCCGGCCAAGAAATCGAAATTTAAATACAGCTGTCCGAAATGTAAACAAAATGCCTGGGCCAAGTCGGAGGCGGCACTGGCTTGCAGTAACTGCGGTTGCAGTTTGGTTTTTGACGATGAGGAAGAATAATCCGTCAAAGTCTTATTTGAGCTAATAAGATTGTAAGACGTAAACAAAGCAAGGGAATAGGGATCGTATGAAAGTTTTAGGATGCACCATCGAACGATTTCAAAAAGATACGCAAGAACACAAAATGAAAAATTGGACGGATGCAGGCGTAGTCCGTAATCTTTTCTTTGGCAAGCCGGACACGGTTTGTTACAGTTTTATGCTTACCACGTGGCCAGGTCATCTGGCAATCAGCGGCGATATGGGGTGCTACGTTTTTTGTCGGCTTCATGACATGTTCGAGTTTTTCCGGTCGGCGACACTGGAAATAAACCCCTATTACTGGTCGGAAAAATTGGTAGCAATTGACAAGGGGGATGGATACGAAGAATTCAGCGAAGAAAAATTTAAGGCGAGTGTCGGCAAATGGTTTAATGATTGGAAAGTCGGCAGGGATAATCAAGTCGTTAAAAACGTCTGGAATGAAATCAAAGAAAATATTCTCGAATTAAACAACGAGGATGAAGCATATCGAGCGATGAACGAATTTCAGACCGATGATGGGTCAAATCCATTTGAGGAGTTTTGGCGAGAGGGGAGTTTTAAAGATTATACGTTTCGTTTTATTTGGTGTCTCTACGCGATTGTGTGGGGAATTCAGCAGTACGACAAGGCCAAGCAAACAGCAATAAACAACAACTAACGAGGCGGCACGGTGCCGCAAGGGAATAGGGATCGTATGAAAAAGCTGACCGAGAAACAAGTGGCGATTTTGGGGATGATTACCGAGGGGTATTTGAATGGTAAAACGCCGACGGTATACGAGATTGCGGATCAATTTAAGGTCAAAACCTCAACCGTGTTTGCCCATATTCGGGCATTGCAGCGCAAAGGGAAACTTACCAGAACGAGCGAAGCGCGGAGCATTGAGCCGGTCGGAGTGCAACGGATTATCGGATACGGTCCGGGACGCCAGCCCATCGGTGCGGCGGTGTTGCTGGCCGGAAATGGATATATTGATAGTTTGATTGCCGCCCTTAAAGACATCGGCGCGGTGCGTGTCGAAATAAGTGCATTGACACTTGCCAAATAGTTGAAACGTTCAGGGAAAGGGAATCGGGATCATGAAAATTGATAAAGAAAAATTACGGAAACAGTTGATTCTGCTTTTTCTGGTTTGGACAGAAGCTAAAACAATATCAGTACATCCGTCAACCCGAATGATGATTATTGGCGAATATATGATAATGAGGGTTCCGGATCGCTGGGAATTTGATTTTGATTTTGGCTATACCATTACCCGTGAAGAATGCGAAGATGAAATTTTTAAAGTAAAAAACAGGTTGGCAAAATGAGTACAGCCGGGAAAAAAGTTAAGCAAGCTGTAAAATTTTTGCAGTTCTGGATAAATGAATACGATTGGTCGGTTGATTTCCTTCCCGGCATGTGTCCCAGCACAACGCCGCAGTTGTGTTTCAGCGGCGGGAAAGACAGCGTTTTATTACGTTTTCTGTGCGACAGTGCGAAAATCAAATATCAACCGGTCTACTCGGTAACAACCATTGACCCACCGCCATTGATTAAATTCATAAAAAAATATCATCCCGATGTGATTTGGTCTCAACCGAAAATAAACTTTTTTAAACGTATGGAAACGCGGGGTTTTCCGTTGCGTCAACGGCGTTGGTGTTGCCAGGAATACAAAGAAAACACCTCGTTTGCACTGTTGAAATTGATTGGAGTTAGGGCGGCGGAATCAGCCAGGCGAGCCAAACAATGGAGTTTGGTTAACCGCTGGGATGGGGGGGGAAAAATTGTGTTTTGTCCGGCCTTGACCTTTCTTGATGTGGAAGTGTGGGAAATTATAAAGGCGGAAGGGTTGCCTTATTGTGATATGTATGATTGCGGATGGCATCGGCTGGGATGCATCGGTTGTCCGATGGCGCGGCCAAAGGAAAGGCGACGTGATCTTGACGCCTTTCCGGGGTTTGAACGTCTTTATCGCCGCAGTTTTGCGCGTAATTGGGAATTGCGCGCCGGAACTCTGGCGCGATCCGGCAAAGAATGGTTTGGCAGTCGCAAATTTAAAAGCCCTGATGATCTGTTTGAGTGGTGGCTGAATGATATCAGCAGTCCGGACGATTTGATTAAATCAGGTTTCGAACTGGAAGATATTGAAGACGAAAATTGTCAATCATTATTCAATTTTTCCGAATCGTGTGATTTGGGAATGTTTTAATTCAGAAAGGGATAGGGAAGATGATTAAAATTCTGTCGGTCCGGCAGCCGTGGGCGTGGTTGCTGATAACTCAAGAACTTGGCGCCGAACAGCGGAAAGATGTCGAAAATCGAATCTGGAACACCAAGTATCGGGGACCGTTATTGATTCATGCGTCGAAAAAATTCGATTGGGACGGCTATGAATGGCTTCGGGATAGTCTGCCGCAGATTGCCGAATTGGTGATTAATCATTTTAATATTCGAGTGGGATGCGGAACCAATAATTATAGCCATCTCGGAGTTTATGCCGGAGAATTCGGCGGGATTGTCGGCATGGTCAATCTGGACCGGATCGAGACCGACAGCACGAGCCGATGGGCGGCGGCGGGACAATACCACTGGATGGTATCGAACGCGCGGGAATTGCCGTTTACGCCGTGTCCGGGGCGGTTGCAGCTCTGGGAAGATCCCGAACTGGTGGCCCGGTTGGGATTGACGCAATGAACCAGGCGGCAGTACTGAGCGGGGTAATGCGATGAGCGAACGCGGATATATCAAACTATGGCGGGAAGAATTTGACAGCGTCAGCTATTCCAAGAGTCTGAAACATATCGGCTTGATGCAATTGCTACGAAACAAAGCGAATTACCGGGCAAAAATGTTTCGGGGTGAATGGGTTTATCCGGGGCAGTTGGCGGCCTCGATTGCCACATTGTCGGGCGAAACCGGCGAGAGCATTAAAACCATTCGTAATTTACTGGCGGATTTGGAATTTGACGGCTTTATCCGTTGTGTCAGCAGGGCAAACCGCTATACCATCATAACTATTTGCCAATACGTAACTAAACAAGGATTGATTTGTCTTGACGGACTAACCGAGGAGCTAACCAAGGGAGTAACCAAGGTAACTACCGAGGGAGCAGCCCAAGGGCAAACCGGAGTAGCAGCAGAGGGTACACGACTGGAGAATAAGAGATATTTAAAAAATAAAAATATTACGCGCATCTGCGCGGAAGTTGCCCTGTTGCCGCCAAAGCTTGGCGACCTTTGGGACAGCTGGCTGACGATGTACGAAACGGAGCAAAATAAAACTCTATCGCCGCCCCGCCAGGCGGAAATAATCCGCTCCTGGCTGGCCTTGCCGCAAGAACTCCACGAAAGGGCGATTCGCGAGGCAATCAGGAGCGGGGCCAAAGCAATTTACGATCCGAGAAATTTTGAGGAAAAAAACAAAAATGATAGCGAACAGTACAAAAACCCAAACAGTGATTCTGGCGCAGGCATTGCCGGCAGCAATAGCTACCGGTTGTAGTCGAATCCAGCATTACCGTTGCGCGGATTGTCACGCGGAATTTTCGGTTGATCTGGGAACCGACGATCAGGAGATTTTACAGATTGCCGTTGCCACCATTCCGCCGGTTCCGCGTTGTGAGCGATGCGCCGCCGTTTACGAGCAGCAGCTTCGGGCGGTAGAGTTTCGCAATATGATGCGCCGCCGGATCGCGGTGTCTGGGATTCCCGCCGACTGTTTGGAATGGGATCGAGAGCGCGGCAATGCGGCGTTAATGGCGGCGGTATGGCACAACCGGGAAAAATCGCTGTTTATCGGCGATTCCTACGGCGTCGGCAAAACCCGGGTTGTCTGCGGCGTGGCGGGGAAACTCTGCGAGTTTTCGCGGGTCATTTATTGCAACGTCAATAATGTTATCCGGGAATATGCCGCCCGATGCGGTGAATCAATGCGTTCAGCCGATCGCTATCTCGACGAATTGACCGGGGCCGACCTTTTGATTTTGGACGATGTCGGCAAGGTGCGGATATCCAGTGCCGGCGGCGATCTGCTCTATTCGATTGCCGACCGCGCTTGTACAAGCACGTTGCGACTATGGGTGGTGGCAAACCGATCCGGGGAAGAAATTGCAAAGCGTTTTGAGATTTATGACACCGGATGTGCGTTTATTGACCGGTTGAAGCGGATTTGCCGGGTTTGGAACGGTCAAACTAAACAGTTTGAAGACGCGGCATGAAATACTACTGTCCACAACATGGGCGGGAATATCATTATCCGCATCCGCCGGATAACAGTAAAAATGCTCCGGCCGGGATATGTCAGATTTGTTTTTATCGGTTTGGCCGATTTATGCCGCTGCATCGCGAAGAGGCGCAAGCGGAAGAGGTTTCTAAAAAAGATGTGAAGGAGTGAGTGGAAATGGGAAAAACATTTAGGAGATAGCATTTAACATGAAGAAAAGAACTATGAGTAAATACCGTTTGGAATGCAAAGAACCTATGGTGATTACCGACGACGGGCACACGATGTTTGCGGAAGATGTAATTGCACGGTTGAACGAGGCAAGCGAACTTAAAAAACTCAACACTGAGTTGCTGGAAATGTTAAAACGATGGGCTTGGCTACACGGAAAAACTACCGTTGATGCGAGAATCAGCGGACTAAAATTTAAGTGTCCATACGGTTATATATCAAGATTTTATGAATCGGACTGGGAAGATATTTTTATGGCAGAAACAAAGCTGGTCATAGCCAAAGTGGAGGGAGAATGAAAAACTATTTTTCGTTTTGTCACCAGTATAACAAGCTATCCGAGGAGGCATTTACGACGATTCGCGGAGCGACGGCGGCCAAGCAATATAAAATCGGTCAAACGGTCGACTGCATTCTGACCGATGGGCCGGATAGTCACGGCAAGGGGCGCTGGTTGTTTCAAGCCGAGATTGTGGGAATTGAGGTTAAACCGCTGGCGGAGATTCCGCTGGAGGTGTTGCAAAGAGATGCCGGTTATGGTCGGTATTGTCCGGCGTCGCATTGGGATTTTGTCGGGCTGCTTAATTCTTTTCGGCCGTATGATCGCAGTAAAATCAAAGATTTGAGCGTAAAAGTAACGGTTTTTCAACTGTTTAAAAAGTAGGAGCGGGGCAGATGGAGGCGATGAGCAAAACAATTACGATCATTGAGCTGGACGAGGAGGCAATCGGGCGGCTGAAAATGTTAACCATGCCGGAACTGGCCGCGCTGGAGTGTAAACTCGTTCGGCAAGAAAAATGGTCTTTCGGGTTCCAGCACAGAAATAAGCTGGGGCTGAATGCAGTGGAATGCGAAATTATGGAGCGGGAATAATTATGCAAAACAAGAAACAACCAGAAGTATTATTGCGAATAAGTGGGGAATCAGACCTTGACGCCTTTCTGGCGGCCCTTCAGGGCGTTAATGAATGGGGCAAGGATATTACCGGCGGCGATGATTCGGAACTGGTGCTCAAGGGTGCGGCAAACGGTGATTTAGTGATCTATTTTAAGGGGAGAAAATAATCATGAGCAATCTTGAATCTATAGTTCCACCGTTGGAAGACTGTCAGAAGATTCCGGCGGGAAGTTTTGCGGATAGCATCTTCGTTTGGCACCGGTATAACCCGAAAGACCATTGGGGTATCGCGATGAGGGGGATTCCCGGAGAAACATTCCCCGCCCCGACGCTGGCGGAGATTATGGCGCAACTGCCGAAAACAATGGATCTTTCGGTGCTTACTCTCGAACCGACATTCGATGACGATGGGGATGGGTGGGCGATATTTTATGATGACGACCACCGCGAACCCGACACTAATCCGGTTGCCGCCGCGCTTCGGCTGTGGCTGAAAGTGGGGGTAAAATGAACATTGAAAAAAAATCAGCCATTAAAACGTGGGCTCAGGCTCATTGTTATACGTGCCGCGTGATGTATTTGAGCAACCATGAGTGGCATTGTCATTATCATTTGGAAGCCATTGACCTTAATAATGATCGGGCTTGTAAATATTATACAGGGATTGAGGTAAAATGAACAATGTTTTTAGCTCTTTGTTTGCCGACCATGACAAACATCGGTTTTTAGTCAATTTATTGCGCGAAGTCTGGCCGCAAATTAACCACAAAACGCAAATGGTCAAGGCAGAGTATCCGGTTGTTACGCTGCTTGAAAAAACGCGGGAATTTACCTATCAGGAACTCAAACCGGCCAAGGCTCGGAACTGGCGGGAATACCTAGGCGATGTGCGGAATGCGGTGTTGCAACGTCCGCCGCGAATGTATTCACAAATGGCTACGGGGTTTCGTGTTGAACGGAATGACCTGCAATTAAAAGCCTGCGTTTGGCAACATGGCCCATGCAGAATTTTAGTAACCTGTGGTTATTGTCCACAAACTGACACGTTTTATTACATGGATGATTGCAAAGTTTGGGAAGATTGGCGATACGATAAACAGCATTGAGGAGCTAGCATTTAGTATGAGCAGGAAAAAGAGCGATGGGCGGTATCGGGTACAGGTGGTCGAAGTACAATTTTTTACAGAAAAGGCGTTGCAGGATGCAACGGACGCCGAACTGATTGCCGAATGGGAGCGGCTGGGACGGCAAAGAAACGCGTTGGAACAATTGGCGGCGGATTCGTTTACTCAAATTCGGCAGGTAGTCCGCAAGCTCGACCTTTCCCCACTGGGGACGCCGTAACATGGCGGGAATGAAGCCATACACCGAGGAGCAGGCTCTGATGGTTTTGTATTCCCGGTCATTCGATGCCGGAGAGCACAAGCGCAATCAGGCGTTGTTTGTGGTGCAATTATGCCTCGGTCCGCGCATTAACGAGGAGTTGCGGCTGACGATTGGCGACGTGGTGGATCAGTGGGGACGGCTGCGGGATCGGGTGACATTCCGGCATACCAAAAACGGTAAAAACCGGACGGTCAAGGTTTTAAACGAATTGATCTATCGTTTTTTGCCGCCGTGGTTGGAGCGGTTGGCGGTGCTCGGCTATACGTTGGGGAGCGATCCGCTGTTTCCGGGACAAGGTCGGGCGGCGGCGGTGAGCGATCGGCAAGTGCGCTACATCTACCAGGCTGCAAACGAAGAAATCGGACTGACTGACGGCTATTCAACGCACAGTTGCCGGAAAACCTGGGCGTGTCAGACCTATGACTGGCTGTGCGCGGAGTTACGGCGAGGGGCGAACATTGATCCGCTTTCGGAACTGGCAATTTTAGGAGGTTGGGAGACGGTGGAAGCGGCCCGGCGGTACATCGCGGATCACATCAGCCGCGCGGCGGCATGTCAACAGGCCATTTTTCCCAAAATCCGGGCAAATTTGGAGCAGTCGGGCGAAAACTTCCGATAATTAACAAACGAGAAGTTGCATCACTTAATCGGAACCAAAATCACGTTTAATCACAACAAGTCACGCGAGAGGTAGCAACATTGTGAGTACAAAAAAGGCGGAAAATAAGCACAAAACCAGTGAGGGGCGTTTGGAGCTGCGCAAGGAATTTGTCTATACGGCGGCGGAATGCGCCGAACTGGTGCATTTATCCGTGAGGGTAATTCGAGCGGCAATCGGGCGCGGTGAATTGACGGCTGCGAAAATCGCAAATCAGTTTATAATTCTGGGCTCTGACGTATCCGCCTATATTCGGCGTCACCGGGTTTACCGCCGCAATGGCGAAAAGTAGCAAAAACCAGCGGAGCCGCTGAAAAAATCCACTAGCAAGGACTTGACAGCGGCGTTTTTGTTATCTATGGTAATACAAAGTAATACCGACATAATCTTATCCGGCTGTGATTTGTGACTTTGTGGTGGTGAAAAATTGGACAGTTTGGACATTTGCCTCGATGATTTCCCCAAGTTAAAAGCGCTGAACGACCGGCAACGGGCGTTTGTGCTGGCTTATCACGATTGCCACAACGCGACTTCGGCAGCCAAACAGGCGGGATATTCGGAGCGGACGGCGGGAAAGATGGGACCGCGTTTAACGTCGCGTCCGAACATTAAGGCGGCGCTGGATGAGCTGCGGGAACATTTGTTCCGGCAGCAGATCATGAGTAAAAGCGAGGCGCTGGCGCTGTTGTCCAACATGGCGCGATTCAGCGTTACCGACGTGATGAACGAGGTCGGCGAAATCGACGGACGCCGGGTAAAAGCGGCGGGGCCGGGGCTGCGCGAGTATTCGATCGAAAACAGCGAGTTCGGGACTACCAGAAAAGTAAAGGGCATGGACCCCAGGGCGGCAATCGATACGCTGGCGAATATCATGGGATGGAAAAAAGACGAGAAAACGATCGATCTGGGCGGGGTCAGTTTCCATTTTGATTTGAGCGGAGCAAAAGCCAAATGATCATCACTAAACGCTACAAAGCCGAACCGACGCTGGTGCTATTTCATCAGGACGATTCGTTTGTCCGCGGAGTGTTGGGGCCGATCGGCAGCGGTAAGTCGGTGGCGATGGTGGAAGAGATTTTGATGCGCAGTTTCGCCCAGGAGCCGGACCAGTACGGACGGCGGCGGACGCGCTGGGCGGTGATCCGCAATACCTATCCCGAGCTAAAATCGACCACGATTAAAACGTGGCTGGAATGGGTTCCCAATGAGGTTTGCAAGATCAAATATGACGCGCCGATCAACGGCATGATGAAACAGGCGTTGCCGGACGGTACGACGATTGAGATGGAAATCTATTTTCTGGCGCTGGATTCGGCCAAGGACGTCAAAAAACTGCTGTCGCTGGAACTGACCGGGGCGTGGATCAATGAAGCGCGGGAAATCCCGAAATCGATTTTTGACGGTGTGACCAGCCGCGTCGGCCGGTTTCCGCCCAAGGCGGACGGGCCGCTGACGTGGTCGGGCGTGATCATGGATACGAATCCGCCTGACGATTTGCATTGGTGGTACAAGTATGCGGAAGAGACAAAGCCGGAAGATTATAAGTTCTGGCGTCAGCCCGGCGCGTTGATCAAGCAGCCGGACGGGCGCTATGTGCCGAATCCGTTGGCCGAAAACGTCGATAACCAGCCGCTCGGCTATACCTACTGGACGCGTCAGATTGCCGGGAAAGACCCGGAATGGATCAAGGTAATGATCCTGGCGGAATATGGCTGTCTGTTCGACGGCAAACCGGTCTATCATGAGATGTACATCGACAAAATTCACTGTGCGGAAAACCCGCTGGGGATTCTGAGCGATCGGCCGCTGATATTGGGTTGGGACTTCGGCACGACTCCGGCCTGCGTGGTCGGGCAGATTTCCCGCCGGGGCCAGTTGCGGATCCTGCGCGAGTTCTGGAGCGACGGCAGCGGGATCAGACAATTTGCCGAAAACGTGGTCAAACCGGCCTTAGCGATGGAGTTCAAAGGTTTTGAGCTGATTTCGACCGGTGACCCGGCAGGGGCGCAACGGAGTCAGGTTGATGAGGCAACGTGCCTAAATGAGCTCGGCAAGTGCGGTATCCCGACCACTCCGGCAAGCAGCAACGTATTTATGACGCGGCGGAACGCGGTCTGTTCCTATCTCAACCGGATGAGCTACGGCGAACCGGCTTTTATGCTCGATCCCAGCTGCAAGATGTTACGGCGCGGTTTTAACGGCGGTTACATGTTTGAGGTGGTACAAAAGGTGATGAGCGGCGGGGAAGTGCGCCACAAGGAGGAACCGGCAAAAAACATGTATAGCCATCCTCACGATGCGTTGCAATATCTGGCGATGGCGGCCGATCCGGAACGGGCCAACGCGGAGAAGGCAAAAACCGAAATCATGGCGGCGTCGATGCGCAGTCAGCAATTACAACAAATCAACGGCGGCGGGTATGATCCGTTTGCGGTATGAGGTTAAAAATGTTTGACGTAACTAAATTTGAGCTGCGGGTGGCGACTCCGGCGGAACTGGCGGCGGCCTGGTCGCTGATGGTCGGCGAGGGTAAGTTGCACCGCTGTTTTCCGGCGGCGTCCGGCATGGGGCGCGATCGATTTGTGGAACGTTTGACGGTCGGCAGCTGGTCATATATCGGTATTTATGACGGCAAACCGGCGGGGCTGGCGTGGATCAATCATTTTGAGCAGAAAACGGCCCGGCTGGCGTTTTGCGCATTCGGCGCGTCGCGCTGGGTGCTATTGCCGTTGATTGCGGAGAGCGCCGGGCGGTTGATCCGGTTGCGCGGGGCGGATGGAAAATATTGTTTCAACGCGCTGCTGGGCTATATCCGGCCGGACAATCGGCTGTCGGTTAAAGTGGCTTTATCGGTCGGGTTCCGTCCGGCGGGATTGATCCCGGGATATTATCCCGATGGCGCGGACGCGGAAATTTACGCATTAACCAGGAGTGACGACGATGCGAAAAAAGAGATGGCTTAAAATTATGTTTGGTGATGAAGACGGAGGAGGAGGCTTGAGCGTGGTAACTCCGGCTCCGAGTCCGGCGCCGAGTCCGGTTGCCAAGGAAACGTCAACGGACGTCCAGAACTCAAAAGAGGACGAAAAGCGGAGAAAGGCGGCGCAAAGCGGGTACAGCAGTACCAACCTGACCGGCGGCGCGGGTTTGACCGGGGCGGCCAATACTGCGAAAAAAACGCTGTTGGGAGAATAACATGACAACATCAATCACCGCCGACCAGATTGTCCGCAATATGGACCAGATGCGCACGGAGCGTCTGGAACTCAACCGGCAACTGGAAGAGTGCGCGGCGCTGGCGTGTCCCGAAAAGCTCGGCATGTTGTTCGACGGCGGCAATAAAGACAGTGACCGGCGGCCAGCAAAAATAATCATAGACACAGTTTCAGAGGCAAATTCAATCCTTGCTCGCGGTTTGTATTCCAACCTGACCCCGCCGGGGGCGCAGTGGTTTAAAATTTCCTGTCGCGACAAAAAATTATCGGAAATCGAGGAGGTTAAGACCTGGTTTAACAAAAGCAGCGAAACGCTGTTTATGCTGTTGGCCGACTCCAATTTTAACATGGAAATCTGCGAGGCGTTTGAGGACCTCGGCTGGGCGGGGTTTGTCAATATGTACGTCGAGCCGGACGCGGTCCGCAAGTTTCGTTTCTGCAATCTGCACGTCAGCGAGTTTTACTGTCAGGAAAACGCGCAGAAAGAGATCGATACCGTTTACCGCGAATTTAAGCTGACGGCGCGCCAGCTGGTGGAGATGTTCGGGGCCGAGGGCGACACCATTCCGAAAAAGATTGCCGAACTGGCCGCAAGTACGGATTTCGCCAAACAAACCCAGCAATTCAGCGTCATTCACGCGGTTTATCCGAACCGTGAGCGGCAACGCGACAGCAACGGTAATCCGCTGCCGGACAACAAAAACAAGGCGTTTCGCTCGATTTACGTCTGCCGCGACGAAAAAGCGATCATCCGTGAATCGGGTTACGATGACAATCCGCACACGGTCGCGCGGTTTGAGAAAAAAAGCAAGAGCATTTACGGGTTTTCTCCCTGCCGTCGGATTCGCCGTACCGCGATGACCATGAATAAAGTCTGGTGGACGGTGTTGAAAATGGGCGACAAGCTGGTCGACCCGCCGGTGATGATGGATGCGGCCGCTTATCGCGGTTTAACCCCGCAATTTTTCCAGAATCCCGGCGCGGTGAATATGTATGACAGTTCGGCTGCCGGTGGTAACGGGAAGCCGGAATTTTTACAGATTCCCTCGCAGTTGCCCTATGGTATCGAGATTCTCAATCTGCTGAAAAACGACATCGAAAAGGCGTATTTCGTCAACCTTTTCCAGATGTTGCAACAGCTCTATGAGCAGTCGAAAACCCAGCGGACGGCCTACGAGGTCATGCAGCTGGTCGCCGAAAAAATGGCGATGGTGATTCCGGTGGTCGGGCGGCTGCTGGAGGAGCTGCTGGGGCCGATCATCCTTAAATGCTGGCGGATCGCCTACCGGGCGGGAGCGTTCGGTCAGTGTCCGGTGGTTGGTCTGAATAAAGAGCCTTTACCCGCCGACTTGCTGCCGGTTGACGTGTCGTTTGACTCGCCGCTGGCGCTGGCGGCCAAACAGGCGGTCAGCAAGGGCGTAATGGATGGAATCAATGCGCTGGCGTCGGTGGCGCAGTTGGACGGCGGCGCGTGTTTTGACTACATCGATACGGATAAATTGGCGGGGATGGTGTTGGATATTTACGCAGTAAGTCCGGACTTGATCCGGTCGGAAACAAAAGTGCAAGACATCCGCAAAATTCGCCAGGAGGCGGCGGCTCAGCAGCAACAACAGGCGATGTTGCTGGAAGCGGCCAAAAGCCAGAACCTGACTGGGCCGATCGATCCGCAATCGGCGGCGGCGCGGCTGTTGCCGGGAGGGCTGACCGGTGGAAAATAAACAAATCGAGGCTTGGAGTAAACGCCGGGACCGGATCGCTGCTTTAAAGCGGATTGCGGCAACCGACGACGGCAAGTTGGCGCTGGAATTGATCGCGGAGTATGCGCTGGAGGGACAGCAGGCCTATGTCCCGGGCGCGGCAACCGATCAGACCATTTTTCGTAATGGTCAGCAACAAGTAATGATCGATCTGCGGTCGCTGCTGGCAACGGATTTAGTGTCGATGAATCAACAAATTTTGGCAATGGCAGAGTCCATTAAAGAACAGGAGGAAGTGGATTTATGAGCAAAAAGTATGAATTGAACGGCAATCAGGTGTTGCGCGACGGTGTGGTCGTGGCGACGATCGGCGAGGACGGCGCGGTGAATTGTACCGAAGAGGGCGCTAAATATCGCTCCTGGATCGTCAACTTTCTGAAAAATCCGGCCGAGGAAGAGGACGACGGCGAGGATGACGCGGACCAGACAGGGACCGGGGCGGGATCGGGTGAAAATGGCGCAGCTTCGGCGCCGAATCAGCCCGGCAGCTCTGAACCACCGGCGGCGAATACGACCGCAACGCAGACCCCGCAACCGCCCCCCGCTCCGGCTGCTCCTGCGGCAACGGCAACCCGTCCCGGCACGGTGCGCGAACTGATTGCGGCCATGCAGCCGCATATTGAGGAGGTTTGCCCGGCGATGACCCCGTGGGAGGGGGACCGGACCCCGGCCGTGCTGGCATGGTTGCAGCGCCACGATGAAGTGAGAATAACCATTTTGAAAAGTGAGGCTTAATGATGAGATTCGGCAAGATGTTTTTTGCCCCTGATACCGGCGCACCGGCAGGCGGCGGTACCGGCGGCTTTGATGCCAGTGTGTTGACCGGGGAACCCGCGACTACTCCGGCGGCGGTCGTTCCGGCGCAGGATACGACCGCGCCGCAGACCGTAGCGACGCAGACCCAGCAAACTACTCCGGCGGCGGTGTCGCTGGTCGATGCCTCGGGCAATCTGGCGCAGAATTGGCGCGATTCGCTGCCGGAAAATCTGCGCGGGGAAAAGACGCTGGAGAATTTTAAGGATATCGCCGGGCTGGCCTCGGCGCTGGTCAACACGAAAAAGCTGGTAGGAGTCAACAGTATCAAGCTGCCGGATCAGCACAGCAGTGAAGCGGATTGGGCGGCGTTTTATGACAAAGTCGGCCGTCCGGCGAAAGCCGAAGATTACCAGTTCGAGCGCGACCAGCGTATCCCGGAGGCTCTGCGCGACAGCAAAAACGTGCAGGAGTTCCGCCAGACCGCCCACGCGCTCGGCCTGAGCCAGAAACAGGTCGCCGGGTTGATCAAAATGTACGACGGCCAGATGGCAAACGGTCTGGCCACTGCCGTGCAGAAAGCCGATCAGGAGCGCCAGACCAATCTGGCGGCGCTAAAAACCGAGTGGGGCGACAATTACGACGCCAACGTCAATCAGGCGGTCATGGCGTTGAATGTGTTGGACCCGAAACAGGAGTTGTCCAAATCGATCCCGGCGGGAAATCCGGCGTTTATCAAGCTGTTGAGCAAGGTGGCGACAATGATTGGCGGCGACGCGATGGTGCGGCAGCCGGGCGGCGGTAGTCAGTTAACCGATATTGAAGCACAAATGTCGGCTATTCAGAACAACCCGGCTTACCGTAATCCGGCCAATCCCGATCAAAAACGATTGATCGCTCAATATAGTTTATTGGCGGGGCAACGCCTCGCCTTGCAGCAGAAATAACACAACCAACAGTTCTTTAAGTTTAATAGCCCGGATTTTTCCGGGTTTTTTATTTTAGTGGCTTGACAAATTCACGCTGGTAATACAAAGTAATACCTAGATACGATCCTTTTCCTTATGTTGCGGATTATCTCGATTCTGACGGGGCGGTGGAGCAGTAAGGCCGCCCCGTCGGGAGCGGGACCCGCCCCCGGGATCGTCTACGAGACCCGAAAAGCATTAAAGTTTTGGACTATCCAGGTGCAATGCCTCGGACCCGGAACGTCAAGCCGACGGATTATCTCAAAAAAAGTTTCCCCCGTTCCAAGCATTAATCAACTTTTTTGAGGTAACATTTTATGTTCAACACTATTAATCAAGTGTGGATCGATACGTATAAGGACAATTTAATCCACTCCCTGCAGCAGAAAGATTCCCGCCTGGTCGCTTTGGTTTCCAACGATACCATGCGCGGCGAAAAAACCCGCTTCAACTACATCGGCAAAGCCGCGATGCACGAAAAGACCGACAAGGGCGCCGATACCGTGTTCGACGATCTGACTTTTTGGAACCGCTGGATTTCCCGGCGCCGTTTCCTGTACGACACGCTGTTGGATCAGGACGAAGATATCGAAAATCTGGCCACCAATCCGACCAGCGACATTGTCAAAGCGGCAATGATGGCGGCCAAGCGGCAGAAGGACATCGTCATCGTCAACGCATTTTTCGGCACGGCATGGACCGGCAAAGAAGCCGAAACCGCCGTAGAGTTCCCGGACGCGCAGAAGCTCAATATCCAGCTCGGCAGCCCTTCCGGCGCTCCGGCGAATATCGGTTTGACGCTGGCCAAGATTCTCGAAGCTAAATATCGGTTTGATGCGGCCGAAATCGACCCCGACGAACCCCGATATATGGGCGTAACGGCGTATCAGGTCAAAGAGCTGTTGAATACGACCGAAATCAAAAACGCCGATTACAACTCGGTTAAGGCGTTGGCTGAAGGCAAAATTGACACGTTCGCCGGTTTCAAATTCATTCAGACAGAGCAGTTTCTCCATTCGGATGATAAGACCATTCGCTATCTGCCGGCCTGGACTCAGGAGTCGGTCAAGTTCGCGGTATCTACCGACATCCAGGTCAATATCACGGTTGAATCGCTGAAAAACAACTCATACCACCCGCATGTCGAAATGGCTTGCGGTGCGGTGCGTCTGTTCGATGAAGGCGTGATTATGGTTCCCTGCGCCGAAACCCATTAACCCTATCCCCGGTCGCCGTCGGTTTTTACCCCATCCGGCGGCGGCCTTTTAACTTCAATTTTGCAAGGAGTTTTTTATTATGACTGTTAAAAAATCTGACGGGATGGTCGCGGATACTCTGGTCCTGCAGCCGCTTGATGCGGTCCAGCACGGCGGCAAGCTGCGGATCAATGTTTGCAAGTATGTCGGCGACGGCACGGAAGCCGCTGCCGACGTGATCCAGCTCTGCAAGCTGCCGAAAGGCGCCAAGCTGATCCCACACCTGTGCTACGTCAACGGCAACCAGGCCACTACTAAAGCCTATCTGACCGGCTACACCAACACCGCCGGGAATGCGCTCAATGCCTATTCGACGTTTGCCTCGGCGGCGCTGAACGCGGATGAGGCGCTGCTGGGCGCTGAAACCATTGTGACGGCGACGCTGGTCGGCGGCGGCATTACCGCGAATAACGCCATTTATTTCGGCATCGTTTACGCTCAGTTGTAACACCACCCCGACGGCCGGACGGTTTCACCTTTCCCGTTCCGGCCGTCGGTCTTTTCGGGGGCATCCATGCAACTTACTCAATCGACGATTTCGGTTTGGAATCAGGCGCTGGCCCGGTTGGGACAGACGGAGATGGTCAACCCGGACGACAATTCGCCGGGCGCAGTATTGTGCCGTCTGCACTACGAAGCCGCGCTCGATGACGTGCTGCGGCTGCATCACTTTAATTGTGCGCTGGCCCGGGCCGAACTGGCGCGGCTGGCCGATGCTCCGGTGTTCGGCTGGTCTTATGCCTATGCGCTTCCGTCCGATTACATCGCAATCCTGAGCATGGACAATCCCGCGATCAAGTACAAAATCGAGGGCAATTCGCTGCTGACCAATGCGGAGGCGGCGCGCATCATCTACACCCGGCGGCTGACCGATGAATCGAAATGGTCGCCCGGTTTGCGTCAATGCGTGGTCCTGCTGCTGGCGGCGCGGATCGAACCCCGCCTGACGCAGTCGTCCGGGACCGGCTTGCTCGGCGAACTGTATAATACCGCGCTGCCGCTGGCCCGTGCGGCCGATGCCTGGGAAAACAATGGTTTCGTACCCCGTAACGGCTGGCTTAATCCGGAATGTCCGCCGGAGGGCGGCGGCTGGGTGACGGAGGGCCGCTAAATGGCTTTGATTCGCAATTGTTTCAACGGCGGTGAGTTGTCGCCGTATCTGCGCTACCGGCCCGATTTGCAGAAATACGCGTCCGGCTGCAAAACGCTGGAAAATTTTCTGGTGTTGCCGTGGGGCGGGGCCGAGAACCGGTCCGGGACCGAATTCGTGGCGCTCTGCAAATACTCCGATCGCGCGGTCCGGCTGCTGCCGTTTCAATTCAACATCGAGCAGACCTATATTATCGAGGTCGGCGACGGCTATATGCGGTTTTACATGGACGGCGCGCCGATCCTGGACGCCTCGAATAACATTTATGAAATCGTGTCCCCCTATGCGGCGGCCGATGACCTTTTTAAGCTCCATTACTGCCAGAGCGCGGACACGTTGTTTCTGGTGCATCCGAAATACCCGCCGTACTGGCTGAAACGGTCCGGTCATGCGGCTTGGACAATTGAAAAAATCGGCATTTCCGGCGGTCCGTTCCAGGACGAAAACGACACCTCAACCACCGTCACGGCGTCGGCGAAAACGGTCGGTTCGACCATTACCGTTACCGCCTCGGCGGCGATCTTCACGGCGGCGATGGTCGGCGAACTTTTCGAGATCGTGCATCCCCGCGCGAAAACGTTGCTGTCGAAAGCGTTTTCCGGCAATGCCGCCAGCGATGCGATGGCCGTTTATCGTAACTGGACGGTTACCACCACCGGCGGCTGGTGCGGTACGCTCTGCCTGCAGCGCTCGTTCGACAACGGCGCGACGTGGTGCGATTATCGGTCGTGGACCAGCAACGCGGATACCAATATCGACTCTTCCGGCTACGAGGAGGAAAAAAACGTCATGTACCGGTTGGTGATGACCAACTGGACGACGCCGAATTCAAGTTTGACCTACAGTTGCACGGCAATGCTTTCTTGCGATGATTTCTGGGTTTACGGCGTGGTAAAGTTCACCGCATACACTTCCGCGACCGTGATGTCCGCCACCGTGATCCGCGAAATCGGTTCGACGGCGGCGACGGCAGATTGGGCGTGGGCGTCTTTCTCCGACCGTAACGGCTGGCCTGCAACGGTATGCTTTTATCAGGACCGGCTGGTGTTCGGACGCTGCAAAAACCAGCCTCAAACGGTTTGGACCAGCCGAACCAGCGATTACGCCGATTTTCTGGCGGGATCGGGCGAAGATGCCGACGATCCGCTGATTTATACGATCCGCGCGCAACAGGTCAACGCCATTAACTGGATGGCGTCACGTGCCGCAGGTAAGGCGTTGATGATCGGGACCAGCAGCGCCGAGGGGACGCTGGGACCGGCCGATGACAGTAAGGCGATGGGGCCGGATAATCGCGAATATCTCGAAAAATGTTTGTACGGCGCGGCGGCGCTGGATTGTATCCGGGTGGCCGATGTGACGCTGTTTCTGGAACGCGGCGGCGAATACCTCCGCGAACTGACGTACAATTGGGAGCAGGACGGCTATCTGGCGCAGAATCTTACTGAACTGGCTGAACATGTTTTGCGCGGCGGCGTGGTGGAATGCAGTTATCAGCAGTTGCCCTATCCGGTCGTGTGGTTTATCCGCAATGACGGCACGCTGGTGTCGTTTACCTATGAGCGTTTACAGAACGTGACCGCCTGGGCGCGGCAGATCACCGCCGGAAAATTCCTGTCGGTGGCGACGATTGCCGCCGACGAACGCGATGAGGCGTGGGTGGCGGTCGAGCGTAACGGCGTCCGCATGATCGAACGCTTCAAGCCGCGCGAATTCACTTGCGCCTCCGACGGCTGGTTTTTGGATTCGGCTTTGCGTATGACGTCGGACACCGCGATCGGCAAAATCACGGCGGGACTGGATCACTTGAACGGACGGACAGACGTAGCCGCGTTGATTGACGGAACGCTGGTAAAAAATCTCACCGTCACCGGCGGCGCGGTCGATTTCGGCGGCGTGACCGGTAAAACGGTATTGGTCGGCTTGCCTTACACGTCCACGCTGGAAACAATGCCGCTGGAATACGACACTCAGGGCGGCACGACTCAGGCCGCGATTAAACGGATCAACGGCCTGACCTTGAAATATTATCAGAGCCTCGGCGGCGCGGTCGCTACCGTGGCGGACAATGTCGCATCAACTGCAACGGAGTTGGTGACGCGTACCTCCGACATGGCAATGGACGCCGCGCCCGAGCTGGTGACCGGATCGGCCCGGGTGATGTTGCCGAGCGCCAACGCTACCGAAATCACGGTCAAAGTTACCCAGTCAGAGCCGTATCCGTTGACGTTGCTGGCGCTGGTGGTATCGATGACCGTCAAGGGGGAAGCATGATGCAATTACGACTTTACAACGCAGCCGCGGACTATCCGCTGTTCTGCGAATGGTGGAAAAAACACGGCTGGACCCCGCCCCCGGCGGAAATCCTGCCCTTTCGCGGCGTGGTGGCGGAACTCGACGGCCGTCCGGTGGCCTGCATGTGGGTTTACTGCGATACTGCCGCCGCTGCCGCTCTTATCGAATGGGCGGTGGCCGATCCGGCCAACTCTCCGCGCGTCACGGTCCGCGCCTTGCGCAAGATCCTGGACTGGCTGACCGGCATGTTGCGCCGCGAGGGCATGGCGCATATCATCGCCGCCACCAGCGTTTCGGGACTGCTCAAACTCTACGAGCGCGCCGGTTTTATCCGGGGCGATACGGTTACGCATTTAGTCTATGGAGGGCTCCAATCATGATGATTACCGCCGCTGTAATCAGCGCCGTTAATTCGGCCAAACAGGCGCAGGCGCAGCAGGACGCGGCGCAGTGGCAGGCCGACCAGGCCGAAGCCAACGCCAACGCCGCCCGGCAGCAGGCCGAAGCCGCCGCGCAGGTGCGCGAAGCCGATGCCGCCCAGCAGGAGCTGCTGGCCCGCAAGCGCAACGCCTCCTTAAAGGCGGAAAACCGCGCCAACGCCGGAGCGCAGGGCGTGGACAATACCGGGACGTCGCTGTTAAACGATATTGCGCTGGCCCGTGACATGGAATTAAACGCGCTGGAAGTTCGGCGGCAGGGAGTGAACGATGCCGCCATGATCCGCTGGCAGGGCGAGCTGACCGCCGCCAACAGTCTGGTATCGGCGCGCGGCTATCAGTTCCAGGCCGACAACGCCGCCGCCGCCAAGGGGTGGAACACTGCGTCCAGCGCCATTTCCGGCGGGGCGTCGGGGTTGTCGCTGACTACCGGCGGCTTTGAACTTTTCGACAAGGCGCAGAATAAATTCGGCTCGAAATCGGCTGCGGCCGGTAAATCAGGGGTGAAATAATTATGGCAATCCAAACTCAGCAGAATGTTGATCAGGCTTTCGGCACTACCAACAGCATCAACAACAGTTATCCGATGATTGTCGCCGGACCGGCGGCCACGCCGGATTATACCAAGGCAATCCCCTATCAGGGCGGCGTCGACATTGTCAACGCATTAAGCCAGCTGACGGGGGCGACAAATCGGTTTTGGGACGCTACGCTCGGCAAGGTCCAGCGCGAGGAGGACAACAACGCGCGCATCCGGTTCGAGGGCAAACTGTCGGCCTATATGTCCGGTTTTCAGCCCAAAAAGGATGACGCCGAAGCGAAGCAGAGCATCGACGGGATTATGGAGGGATTGAAGACCGCCGCCGACACCGAAACCGACGCGTCGAGCGAACAGCGTCGGCAGTTCGCGGCCAGAGTGTCCGCAGCCCGGGACGAGTTGGCGATCCGCCAGCAGTTCGGCAAAGCGGAAATTATCGCCCGGGAAGCAAAAAATCTGTGGGACCAGGGGCTGGAGCAGTCGATCAAAACCGGCGATGACGCCAATATCGACGCGCATCTCAAAGTAGCTCAGGAAAAAGGCTATATCGTCAAAGATACCCCGGAGGAACTGCACAGCCGGGCGGCGTTGTACGGAAAAATCATCAACCAGTCCAATAATCTTGATATCCCTCGACTCAATGCCCTTTCCGAACAATTAACCGAAGATGTGGACCCGGCGGGAAATTCCACTTTTATCCCCGGATTGAAGCGCAATCAAAATATTGAGGCGATTAACTACATCCGCAATCTTAAAGCGGAAAAGGTTGCCGCCGCCGATGCCAAACTGGAAGAAATGGCGCGCAACAATACCTTGACGCCGCAAAATCTTGAAGAGCAATATCGTAGCGGCCAGCTGGCGCAACATCAATACGACGCCTTTAAAAAAGATTTCGAGTCCTCCGCCCGGCAACTGTACGCGTCACAGAAAGAGGCCGCCAGAGAACAAAAGACCGCGCAGCAACAGACCATGAAGGACAATCGCTATATTTTGGAGGAGCAAATCGAATCGGTTCCCTGGGCGGTCGATGCCGGTGGACGCAAACAGCAATACGAACAAATGCTGGCAAAAATCAATTCGGGCGGCTTCGATCCGCAGCATCGGGTTGAACTTAAAAAGGTTCTGGAACGCGCCAATAAAGAATTTGAATCCGGGGAGCATTTTAAACAGGACGCCAATTATAAAATGGGCGTTGGTATGATTAATGATATTAGAAAAAATGGGGCGTTGTTTGTTAATGTACAAAGTGGCGATGGTTCGTCATGGCATGATGTAGGACAACGCAATAACACCATATCTGGAACAGACGCAGGCGACGACTATCAAAACGCCCGGGCGGCAGAATTGCATACTGCGTTTGTCAGTGCCTATCGCCAGAATCCCGATCAATTCAAAACCCCGGAAGCCGTTCAAAACTTTGTAAAAAATCGGGTGGCGGCGTTGAATGACGGCAAAATCAAAAATCTGATCCAGCAATCCTATTCCGCCGCGCCGGTGACGGCCGGTGACATGAGCGGCAACCAGGCGCAACCCCGGCCGCAGGATGGCGCAATTATCGGCGGTTTCCGTTATCTCGGCGGCGATCCGAAAAACAAAGCGTCATGGGAGACTGTGAAATAATGAATCCTTGGGAAATGAACTGGCAGACAGCAACCCCGGCGGCAACCGTTCAACCTTGGGAAATGAACTGGCAGACCCCGGCGTCCGATCCGGTGGAGGCTTTGTTTAATCCGGTTCCGCAAATTGACCGCAATAAGCTGGCGTTGTCTTTTCGCGGTGATCCGCTGGCGGGACTTGATCCGGCCCGGCGCGAAACGGTGTCGAATTATTGTAATCTGTTCGCCAACCCGGACGAAGAGGCAAAAAAACAGGTTTTATCGCTTTATCTGGCGGATAAATTCCACGTCACCCCGGCGGCGGCACAGGATAACCTCCAGCACTTTCTCGATGTGTTCACCAATAAAAAGGGTATTGCGGTTGACGATGCTTATAAACGCATCGGGGCAATCCTCAATCCTCAAGCCAAACCCGCGCCGGTAACGGCCGAACCGAATCTAAAGCCGCTGACGCAGCCATGGGGCGGGATTGGTTCGCCGATCGATCCGGCCGATGTCGCCGAAGTAAAAAAACTCAGCGCCGAATTGAAAAACGAGGCGGCCCCATCCTACAAGGTAAAAGGCGATCAATCGCTGGCGTCGTCGATTTGGAATTTCATCGAGGGCTCGACGGTTCAGGCGGCAACCGGCATTGCCGATTTTAATTACATGGGTCAAGACATGAATGCCAGGAGCCTGGCGGAATTGGCGAAGCCGGTAAAAATCGGTGACCGGTTATATTCTTCGTCTAATGCCGTGGAGCAACTGGCAAAAACGGCACAACAGGACGCCGAAGCCGCACTGAAACAATCTGAAACGATGCACAATATTGTTGAATATGACCGGGCGGCGTCCGGCATTTCCGAGGCTGGAGTTGCGGGGGCGTTTCAGGAGCAAGGGCTAAAGGGCGGGATCGTAAATCTGGCAAAAGAAGTGTTGTTTCAAACCCCTGCGCAAGTGGTCAATTCCGCCGTTTTGCTGGCTAATCCGACGTTCGGCATGGGTTATGTATTTTCCACCAGCACGGGCAATAAATATTTTGATCTTAAAGACGATCCGATGAGTTATTCTGCCCGGGTCATTAATTCCGTGGCTACCGGCGCCGTCAACGGAGGTCTGGAGCGCGCTATCTCGTTGCCGATTTTAAAAGGCCGGGGGATCGATCGCCAGTTGATAGCCGCCGGTGTCAAAGCGGAATTAATTAAGCCGTTGGCTAAAAACGCCGTCAAGGAAGCCGGAGAGGAATCGCTGGAACAAATCGGCGAAAATATTACCGACCTGCTGACTAAGCGCGACAATTTGGATACTACCGGCTGGCATGTCGCCGATTACGCCCAATATCTTCGTCGAGGAGTGGCCGACAGCGCGATTATGGGGGCGATTTTCAGCGGTCCGATGTCCGGCGTCGGCTATCTGCAAGCCAAAAGCTACGCGCAACTTGAGCAAGCGCGCGCCGATCTCCGCGCGGGATTGCGTCAGCATGCCGACCAGCTTATGGCCTTGGACGATCCCAGCGACGCGCAGATTGCCGATCTGCGCCGAACCGAACAGCTTTTGCAAAATCAAGATATGGACGCCGTTGCCGAAGATTTACGCGATGATGTTATCCGGGCTGCCTCCAAGCGGTCAGAAATGGATTCCGAAGATATGGACGTTAATGCTGTTTCAGCACGGCAGGAATGGCAGCGCCTGCCGCGCCCGGAAACGGCCGACTTTACGGCGGTAAAATCGACGGTCGACGAACTGGCGCAGGCGTACCCGGCGCTGACGTTTGAAACCGTCCGGACGGAAAACGATATTCCGGCCTCGGTGCGTGACCGCATGGAGGCGGGACCGGTCCGCATTCGCGGCGCGATCGATGAAGCCGACCATAAAGTTTACGTGGTGGCCGACCGGCTGGCCCCCGATCAGGTCGCCCCGGTGATCCTGCACGAAGCCGCCGGACATTACGGCTTACATGCCGCGTTCGGTTCGCGGGTCGACGGTATTCTCGACGGCATTGCGCGCGATTATCTGGATAAATACCGGCCGGAAAGTTTCGACGAAGATAATAATTTGGTTCCGGCGCAACTGCCGCCCGGCAAATACGGCGCCGCCGCCGAACACGCCGTCCAGCGTTACGGCGGGGAAAACGTCGAACCGGCCGCCCGGCGGTTGCAGGCCGAAGAAATGCTGGCCCATATCGCCGAAAGCGACGCCAAACCGAATTGGTGGCGCGATGTGTTGGCCCGGCTGAAACAGTATTTGCGGACCGTGCCCGGCTTCCGCAATCTGCGTTTTACCGATCGGGAACTCGAGGGCATTCTGGCGGCGTCCAAACGCGCGGCGCAAAAGGCCGATGCAGCGACGGACGGCAACGATGTAATGGCGGCGGCAGCGGCGTTTCGGCGTCCGGGCGCGCCCAATACAGCGGAAAAGCCCGGCCAGCTGCGCGACGGAAATGTGCCGCACAATTATGACGCATTGCGGAACAATGGCTTCACCGACGGCTATCGGCTGTATGCCGATTATGAATTCTTGCGCGGCAAACATGATGAATATTTCGATTCCCCGGAAGCAGCCCGTGCTGCGGTGGAATTTGTTTTGGCCAATCCGGTTCCGGCTAAAGATATGGGGGCCAATGCTGCGTTTATGCGCAAGGATGAATCGACCGGAAAATATTATCGGGTGGAAGTTCGCCGGGCGCTTACCGGCAATGCTCATCATATCCGCTCGGCGCATGAGATTACCGAAACGCAGTATGAAAAAAATAAGTCAGTCATTGCCGATCCCGCCGAAGCGGAACGGCTCCACCGCAAGCAGCGGCCGGAGCAAGCGTTGACTGACTTCTATAGAAAAGATAATGGGTCCGGTGAAAATGTCAAGGAGTTGGAAAGAAAAGGGAAAAATCAACGCGGGCCACTGGGGACATCCGCCTTACATGATTCTTCCCTTTATGATAATAATAATGCCGAATCCGGCAATGTCAAGACCTCGCTGGCGATACCGAGCAATGCCGAAGTTGCGGCCATGGGGAAAATGCTGCTCCCGGGCGTGGTCTCCGGCAAGGTCAACAGCGCCGCCGACGCAGTAAAATATCTCAAGGACGAACACGGCGTCGAAGTAGACGAAGCCGACGCCGGATTCGGCTGGGGTGAAGCAAAACGCCTCAATACTCAGCAGAATAAACGCGCGGAAACCCGCCGTTATCAGCAATGGCTGTCGGAAATCCACCCGGAAATTTCGGCGATCATCAATCGGCTCGGCGATACGGTCAAGATCAAACCGGACGCCAAATTCGGCCGTAAAAAAGACTTCGGCGGCTCCTGGATCGATTGGAAAAAGGGCATGCCGTCCGACGAAGCGGCGCGGCGGCTCGGCATCGATGAGGAAAAACTGGTCGAAGCGCTCCGGGATCAGACCAAAACGCAGCTTAAAGAAGATTTCAAAACGCACGAAAAAGACCTTTCCGGCGACTCCTATTTTGCCAAGCTGGCGGCCGAAGACCGCGCCCGGACCGTCGAGGAACTGACCGACCGGGTTTTGGATGGTCAAACCGAGTTGACCAAAGAACTGCGGAAAGAGTATCCCGAAGTGGCCGAAGCAGTTTATAAGCGGATCACCGGCAAGGACGGCAACCCGGATGACCTGTTCGACTGGGACGCGGCGCGGTCCGCCCTGCGTGACGCCGATCATGACGTATCGGGTTATATGGAGGGTTACAAGGCCGGTAAATCCGAGGGCGGCAAAGCCTATGCGGCGGTACTGGAAACTGTCCGCGCCGAACGTGCCGACCTGGTCAAAACCCAGAAAACGCTGACCGATTACGCCTATAAAATGCTTCCAAAAGGCCAGCGCGACGCCGTCTTGAAACTGATTAACAAACTGGCCGAAGCCAGCCCCAACCCGTCGGCAAAATACCCCTACGGCAAGCGCCGCGCCATGCTGGAAAAGATCATGGATACGATTAAGCAGCAGCGCGATCTTATCCGCGCCGGGGAACTGCGCGACAAGCTGGCCGAACGGCTGCAATCGACCACCTTGAAACGCGGTCAGCAGTCCGGTAAACCGGTTGGCAAATACGCGCCGGAAGTCCAAGCCAAGCTCGACGAAATCCGCGAAATCTCCCGGATGTCGCCGGGCCGTGCCTGGGGCGAAATGAAAGAGCTGCAAAGCCGCGCCGAACAAATGGAAGCGGCAGGCGAAGATCCGACGCAGGTGCTGGAACGGCTGGCCATGCTGCAAAAATTCTCCGTCCCGCAATATAAAGCCGCGCCGGAACTGGAAAGCGCTTTAGCCGAAGTGCAAACCTTGATCCATACCGGCCGCATGGCCCTGCAGCGCGAACTCGAAGCCCGGAAAAAACTGCTCGAAGCCCATCGCCAGACCATGGTCGACGAAACCACCGGCGGCGCCGGTCTGCTATCTCCGCAGCAGGAGGCGAAACTACGGCAGGAACGCGCCGGAACCCTGACCGAAGCCGCGAAAAGTTTCTGGCGCGGCAATCTCAATTTCGAGTGGCTGATGGATCGTCTGACCAGGTTTAGCGGCAAGCCGTTAGAAGAAACCTTTTCCGGCGAATGCGTCCGCAATGTCCACCGCGCCAGCCAGCGCGAATTGACCGGCCGCCGGACGCGCGGCAATGCGTTTAATGACGCGTTCGACGCGGCTTTCGGCACAACCGGCAGCATCTCCCGCAGCAAGGTCTATCAGGATTTGCGGCGTTTAGAGGATAACACCGGCGTAATGCGTTATCAGCGGCCGCCGGAAAGCGGTCGGGGGCTGGAATACGAACGGATGACCGTGGACGAGGCCCGGGAACTGCTGCGCGATCACGACGAAAAAACGGCCGTACTGCCGGAATACGAGGCCGAAGCGATCCGCCATCAGCTCGATGATTTTGACGCCGGGGAACGCGGCAAAGCGGCCGGCTTTAAATTCGGCGACGATTTTACCGACGACGTCATGCGGCGCATGAACGAGGAAAACTCCGTCGGTCATGTCGTCATTCCCCGGATCAAAGACCCGGGCGAACTGGTTGAGCAGCCGCTGACGCAGGCGCAGGCGCTCCAGCTCCGGCTCTGCTGGGATCAGGACAACGTCCGCTATAAAATGATGTTCAACGGCTGGAATAAAGAATCGATCGAGCAGCTGGACAAATTCATTAAACCGGAAGTCAAAGCGATCGGCGACTATATGCGCGCCGAACTGGAAAAAGATTTCGCCAACGTTAACGGCGTCTTTGAAAAAATGTATTACGCGGCCATGCCGCACACGGAAAACTACTGGCCGACGTCCTACGACGTGAACACCGGCGCCGCCGGTAATACTAAAGACCAGTTTGGAATGTCCTACGGCATGGCCGCCGTTTCTCCCGGCGCGTTGAAGTCCCGCCGGTTCCACCTGATGGAGCCGAAAGCCGACGACGCGTTCAGCATTTACGCGGCGCACGTGGTCCAAATGGAGCATTTTAAGGCGCTGGCTCCCGTGGTGCGCGATCTGCGCGGCGTTTTCAACGCTCCCGACGTGCGCCGGGCAATCCAGCAGCAACACGGTGATACCGCCTATACCGATCTGATTAAAAATCTGACGTGGATTGCCGACGGCGGACGGCGCGACGCCGAAAAAATCGGGCTGCTGGCGACGATCTATTCCCCTTGGGTGGCGTCGAAAATGATGTTTAACATCAGCAGCGCCACCAAACAGCTGGCCGGGGCGGCGAATTACATGAACGATATCCCGGTTTCCGCTTTTGTTCGCGGTACGGCGGCTTTCTTCCGCAATCCTAAAGAAAACGCCCGGATGTTGACGGAGACCGATTATTTTAAAAACCGCTGGGGCGGCGCGATGGACCGCGACCTCAATATGCTGCTCGACTGGTCGAGCTCGGTTGCCGGTAAACAATCCGGCTGGATGCGCGCGTTAGTCCAGGAAGGCGCGATTTTGAACAAAGCCGGTGATGCGCTTTCCGTGGTCTGTGCCGGTTATGCGGTCTACAAATACCACCACGACAACCTGATTAAACGCGGCATGTCGGAAGCCGACGCCCACGCCCGGGCGATTGAGGAGTGGGAACGCAGCAGCAACCGAACCCAGCAAAGCGGCCAGGTGTCGGATATGAACAGCTATCAGCTCGGCGGCACGTTTACCCGGATGATGACCACCTATTTAAGTAACCCGATTCTCAATATGCAGGCGGAAGTGGAAACTACCCTCGACGCCATACACGGCAGGGGCGGCGTCAAGACGTGGGAAAAGGCCGGGCGGCTGCTGGTCCTCAATCATGTGATCGTGCCGGGTATGATGGTTTGGATTTCACAAATTTTCAAACACCGGGAAAAATTCGACGAGTACGAGTTTTCCGAATTCGTGATCGGTTCGCTGATGGGACCGTTCGAGGGGCTTTTCCTGTTCGGCAAAGCGCTCGACAGCGTCGCTACGGCCGCGCTCGGCGGCTTTGATCGCGGCGTTGAAGCGTTGCCGCTGGCCGCTGACGTATCTAAGGTTTTCCAGTTGGCCCGGAAAACCATCAAGGACGGATTCACGCCGGAGCCGCTGGAAATTTTAAAGGCGGTCGAAGCGATCGGCGGCGCGCTGACTCCGATCTCCAACCCTGCCGCCGTGGCCGGGGCGGCCGGACGCGAGGGGCGCCGCTGGTGGCAGTTCATCACCGGCGATTCCGGCAAAAAGAAACATTCAACGTACACTTTTCACATGGGAGATTAGATAGATGACCATTTCGAGCACAACCACAAAGGCGCGTTTTACCGCCAACGGCAGTAATGCGGTGTTCCCGGTCGCATTCCGGTTTACCGCGGCAACTGATTTGACGGTCTATCTCACGCCGACCGGCGGGGCACTGACCCAACAGACCCTCAACACCGATTACACGGTGGCCGACGCGACCGGCGGGACCGATTTCGACGCCGGCGGCAATGTGACCTTTAAAACCGCTCCGGCGTCGGGTGCGCTGGTGACGATCCTGCGCGTGTTGCCGCTGACACAGAATTTAGACTTGACCACTAACGGACGGTTACCGGCGGAATCGCTGGAAAGCGAATTGGACCGCCTGACCATGATCGCCCAGCAGCAGCAGGAGGAGCTGGACCGCGCGGTCAAACTCGGCGAGGATACCGCATCGACCGCCACGCCGGACGCACTGGCCGCCGAATTAAACACTGCGGTAAATAATGCTTCCGCCAGCGCAACGAATGCGGCAAACTCAGCGACTCAGTCGGCCAACAGTGCAACTCAGGCCGCAAACTCGGCGACTCAGTCGGCCAACAGTGCAACTCAGGCCGCCGCCAGTGCCGTAGCTGCGGCAAACAGTGTCACCGCCGTTACCGCGCTGGATAACAAGCTGCACCATCCGGCTTGTGGGCGCCTGACGCTCTACAGTGGTGATCCCGAGGGGGCAAACAGTGTTGCCGCCGGAACTACACTATACTATAGCCCCTACACAGGCAACGACATTGCGCTATACGATGGAACGAAATGGGCCAATTACTCGTTTGTGGAGCTTTCCCTCGCATTAACTGGATTGGCGGCAAATACCAATTATGATATTTTTGTGTACAACAACGCAGGCACGCTCACGCTATCAGTCACTCCATGGAGTACTTTGCTGCTACGGGCTACGGCGTTGGTGCGGCAGGACGGTGTGTGGGTTAAGTCCGGTGCTCCCGGATATCGATATCTCGGTACGATCGGTACTACGGCAACGGCGGGAACATGTGCCCATACGCAAAACAGGCGGTTTGTCTGGAATTTTTATAATCAAGTAATGACCTACCTGCAAACCAGCAATTCCAATACGTCCTGGACATATTCAACGGTTGCCGCGAGAGAATACAACGGAGGGACAGGGCAGACCCGGGGCGAGTATGTTTCAGGGTTTAACGCAATGTTGCTGCCCTTCATGGAACAATCAGCCCAGGCCGGGCAGGGGCATTTGTATCTGCGGTTAGACGGTACTGCGGAATTAGGTCGGGCGTCTTATACCACGTCCGGTTGCTTGAACTGCGTTATCAGTTACCCGAGTTTGGCCGGACAAGGTTATCATTACCTGTCGCAATATGAATACTGTACGGGTACGGCCCTGACGACCTGGGGTATTTATCCGTCCTTTGTTTGCTTTAACAGCTAATAGGAGTTCACAGCATGAAATTAGTAGATTTGCATGCAGCTATTGAGGCCGTTTGTCCCATTATCGGGGTCTGTCAGACTGCAACCGGCTCGTATGTGGTCAATTATGCGGCAACGGCAACCGAAGCGCAAAAAGCCGAAGCGCAAAAAATTATTGCCGATCCGTCCGCAGTGGAAGCGGCCCTTGCCGCCAAGCTAAACACGTTGACGGCTGCGCTGGCGTCAGTCATCGCCGAAATCAACGGCAAATATGCGGGACTGTCCATAACGGCCGATGACACCATTTCGGCAGCCGCCACTAAAATGATCGAGTCCGGCGTGATCTGGTCAGACGTGGACACCTACGGCGCCCGGCTCAAGCTGCTTTATGACGCAATTAACGAGCTTAAATAGGAGGTTTTCGCAATGAGGAAATTGAGCGCGGATCGCCCGGTCATTACCGAGCATTATGTCAATGGCGAGTGGGACGGCGTCACCTGGGAGCTGTCGCAAGACTGGACCTGTACGTTTGAAAATGATCGGGTCAAACTGACCATCACCATCAAGGCCGGTTTTACCACCGACGGCGGCAGTATCCCCAAGATATTCCAGAATATTATTTCTTCTTTAGGGATTTATTTGCTGGCGTTTTTGGTGCACGATGCGCTGTACGCCTCGGAAGCCGTCAGCCGCTCGGAGGCGGACTGGATACTGTTGGAACTCCTGCAGGCGCTCGGCGCGTCCTGGATTCGACGCAATGAAATCTGGTCGGCGGTGCGGATCGGCGGCGGTGCGGTCTGGAAACAGCACACGATCGCCAGCATTGCCGCCGCCCGGGCGCTGGTCACTCTCAACCATCAATTGAAAGGAGCGGTGTAATGGAGATCGGAACTACTATCGCGGTGATTGTAGCCGTCGGCGAATTTGTGGCAATTTGTTTCATGACGCCGATGGTCGGCCGGATCGGGGAAATCGAAAAGAAGCTAATCGAAATGGACAAGAAGCTCAAGACCGATGAGCAGCTTGATGACGCAATCGATCTGAAAATCTACGGTCACATGAATAAATGTGCCGCCCATCAGGGCGCGGCATTCAGTAAAACTAAAAAAATCAATTTGGACGAATTGTAATTAAACCGCTCTTGACCGGGCAAAGGAGTATATTATGAACTGGATGGCTTATGTATTGTTGGCATTGTCGCTGATTGCGGTAATAGTAATGGTGCGGCACTTATGGCGCGGAATTAACTTTTTACGGAAGTTAACTCCGCTGGATTTCTGGGCCGTTGTTTTGGCGTTCGGGATTGTCGGCCTGGTGGCGGGGTGTGCATCAACCAGTACTATCCGGGAATTTGACCGCGACACCGGAAAAATGACCAAGGAAACCATTACCAAAGAGTCGGTGGTTCAACAGGTGATTGCATCAACAAAAAATAAATCTGTTTTTTTGTTCCGTGAAGACTACACGGTGGGCATAAAGGCCGAACCGAGCGAAAAAATGTTTTCGCTGGAGGCAGTATATCATCACGACAATAACGGTGTTGCCTCTGTTCTGCCGGAACATAACAACGCAGCAACGCTTAATGCCATTGCAACGTGTCTTGCGGTCATGAAGCGCACGGATAGCGTAAGTATTACCGCGAATGGCATTAGCTCCGGCAGCGGCTCATCCAGCGTAACCAGCAGCGGGGCCAGCGGCAGCAGTACCAACACCACAACCACTACCGGCAGCACTTCGGCAACCTCAATGGCCGCCGAAGCCACTAATACCACGGTAGATACCGGAGTTACCAGCAAATGAAGATTGCAACCTTCCTTATCGCCCTGCTGCTTGGCATCTCAGTGTTTGCCGCCGGTCCAACTAGCTACGAATTGAAAAATGTGCGGGTGATCGACGGCGACACCATCGAGGCTGATGTGGTGCTTGGTCTTGGGGTTGTCCTGGTCAATCAATCGATCCGGCTGAATAATATCGATGCGCCGGAAATCCATAGTACCAACCCCGTCGAAAAAGCGGCGGGGTTGGCGGTCAAACAATACGTAAACAAGCGCCTGACGTCGGCAAAGTCCGTTGAGATCATTGCCCCCAGCCGCGACAAGTACGGCCGCATTTTGGGGATAATCACGGTTGACGGGGCGTCGCTCGGTAGTGAGTTGCTCAATAAAGAGTATGTCCGCGTATATCACGGCGAAGCCAAAACGCCTTGGATCAACGCGCAGTTGCAACGGATCATCGACGATCTGACCGCTACAGCGCCGCCAGTAACTCAGCCCTGACCGTCTGCCAATTCTCGGCGGTCATCGACTCCAGCCGCGCCCGGATCGTCATCAAGTCCGGCGCGGCTTTTTCGTTGTCTGGTGTGGCGGCTGATAAATAATCCGGCAGTTGTGCCAGAAACTTCAATTTTTCTTCTTTTCGGGCATGATTGATATAATGTTTGGTCATGTTTGGCGACATGTGCCCCAAAATACCCTGTACAATCGGCAACGGAATATTGTTTACGGCAGCAATATAGGCGAACGTATGGCGCAAGCTGTGGATATCTTTTATTGAGGCAATCCGGCTGCGCCCGTCAACATTCCGTTGTGATTCGATACCGCAGACGGCCAGAAACTTTTTGACCGCCTTGGTAATCACCGCAGAATCTTTTAAGTAAGTGGTCGCCAATTCGGCAAAAACGTATTTGCCATCGCGCGACAGCGTTTTTAGATAGGCCGCCAGCGGCGGCAGAATGGGGATCTGTACCTCTGCCCCGGTTTTACGGGTGCGCTTGATTTCCAGCCATCCATCGTTAATCTGATCCCATTTCAGCAGGCAGATATCCCCTTTTCTCAATCCGGTACAAATTCCGGTCAAAAACAGTGGATATAACCAGGTACCCTTTGATTTTTCGCCGATAATCCTCAGCTCGTCGGGCGTAAACGCCTCCCGGTCATTCTGTTCTCGCGCCATTCGCTCGATGGCGTCGAATGGATTTTCCATGCAGTGTTTACCGGTTTTAAAGACCTTGAAAATTAATTTAAGCGTCCCTATATACGTATTAATTGCCCGATTGGAAAGTTTCAGCGTGGTTTTTTTATTGGTTATCGTTTTCCCTGCCCGTTCGTAGACAATCGGCGAAACCCGCCCTTTATCCTGTAAGTGTGTGATATAGCCGATCGCGTCTTTTTCATCAACGTCGGCCAGCGTGTTTTTATTGTTGGCGGTACAATAAGCGGCAAAATCTTCCCATACTGATTTATAGGCCGCCTTTAATTGTTCGCAAGGATGGCGTTTACGGGGAAAATTGATAAAATACAGCCATGCTTCGGAAAAATTTATCTGCGAATTGACTAATCTGGTTTTTATCTGCTGATATACGCGCTCGGCGTTATTATCTCCGTGCATCTCGGCAATTTTATTGCGCATCCATGCTTCGGCTTTTTTTTGCACAGTGTGACCAGTCGAAACTCGATACCGTTTCCCGGCCACGGTGAAGTCAGCCCAATAAGTATTTTCGCGAAGATATAAAGCCAT